TGGCTGATGTTCATCGGCAGACAATGGGAGGCTTGTCAGAACAGCGAGGGCATGGAAGATTTACCGTCCATGAACTTTATCAAGCCTACGGTCAAGTACAAGGTGTCGAGCATAGCGGCAACGACCGTTACGGCTCTGTTTTCCGACCTTAACGGCGACAGAGAGATACCGATTGGTGGGTTTGCTCCCGACGAACTTACGGGACTTCCCGTCCCGAACACGGTGACGACCAAAGAGGTTACAGACAAACTGAACGACCTCTTTTCAATCTCGTGGGAAAAGGCGAAGTGTAAAAACCTGACGAAGCGTGGCTTGAAGCACGCCGCCGTTCAGGGCGATGCGTACTTCTTTTGGGGCGAGGGCGGTGACACAAGAAAATCACCGCAGATTATCCACAATACGCAGATGCACTTGTCGAATGAGAACACCATGAACTTGCAGGAGCAGACTTGGCTCATCATCGAAGAGCGTCTTGACACCGATGTAGTGCGTGAAAGAGCAAGGCTCGGTGGTGTATCGAAAGAGGATATTGACCTTATACGCCCTGACAACTCAACAGAGGACAGTCTCTTCAACAAGCGTGAAGTAAAGGGCAAAGTAACGAGCCTTATCTACATGGAGAAGGACAAGAAAACGGGCATCGTGTGGCTCGGTCGTTGCACCAAAGACGTCATGTACGAGCAGATGCACCCTATTCAGCAGAAGAAGGGCGGCGAGTATCAGGGCATCGGACTGACGAAATATCCTATCGTTCCGATGGTATGGGAAGAAATGCCGAACTCTGCAAGGGGCATGAGCGAAGTTGAGCAGTTGATACCTAACCAACTCGAACTCAACAAGATGCTTGCAAGGAGAGCGATTTCAGGCAAGCAGAGCGCATTTCCTCGTTTGGCTTACGACGACACTTCGATTGCCAATCCTGAAGATTTGGATAAGGTCGGAGCGGCTATCAAACTCAACGGCGGTAATGCGCAGGCGATAGGCAACATGATTGCCTATCTCGCACCACAGTCAATGAGTCCTGATGCACAAAACCTTTGTGACGAACTCCTTAACAACTCTCGTACTTTGGCAGGCGCATCAGACGCACAACTCGGTAATATCGACCTTTCGAGAGTATCAGGTACAGCGGCACAGACTATTCGTGACCAACAGCAAATCCCTCTCAACGAACAGCAGGAAATGTATCAGGACTTCATTGAGAACGTCGCACTTCTTTGGTGCGAACTGTGGAAAGTCTACTACCCTGAAGGACTTGATTGGGACGGCGTAAAGATAACGGCGGCAGAGATACAGTCGGTAGAGCCGAACGTCAGAGTGGATATTGCAGAAGATACATCGCTTTCAAAGATGGCTTCACAGCAGGAACTCACAAATCTGTTCAATAACGGCAAACTCACATTCAAGGAATACGTCGAGGCGTACCCTGAACATTCGAGCATACCGAAAGATATACTTCGCAAAATCGTGGCAGACCGTGAAATGCAGACAGCGCAGACGGGTATGCCACCCGTTGACGAGTTCGGCAATCCGATAGATATATCGCTCAATCAGGGCGTGAACGTCGGCGGTATGTCAGGCGGTAGCGGCATGGGCGGTTATCAGGCGTTGCAGAGCCAACTCGCAGAAAGACCATTAGCAGAGGGGTAATATGGCAACACTTATAGTAGCAAAAGACCTAACAAGCGGAGTCAAGGGAATGTCCGAACGTGTCATGTTCGAGCAGTACGAGGCGTTCCTGAAAAGCGTCGAGGCTAACGGCTACAAGATAGTACCTACGATTTCCGCTTTTGCGGATTACATAGACAAGCCGAGAGCAGATATGCACGAGTGGTTTCGCATACACCCTACGGCATCAGACCAAATGCGGGATATGTTCGCTGACACGATAGCGAGCGGAGCGATGCTGAAGAAGTATGTACCGAACGTAACGAACTTCGCATTAAAGAATTGGTGCAAGTGGGAAGAAGCACCGACAAAGAAGGGCAAGACGAGTAAGGAAGTGGCAGACGAAAAAGAAGCCGCCGAAAAACTCGATGCTTATATGGCGGCAGAAAGGCGCAAGTCTTTCAAAGTCGTTTAAGAACTATCACAACTTAATCAAGAAAGGAATTGAAGATGGACGAGAACATCAACATCGAAAGCGCAGAAATTCAGGAAGTCGCTGACCCTGAAATGGACGAGGCTCTCGAAAGCGCAGAAACGCAGGAAGTCGCTGACCCTGACGAGGCTGAATATTCCGAGGACACGCAGGAAGTCGAAACGCACGAGCGCACCGAGGCAGACGCAAGATTTGCCGAAATGCGCAGACAGAATCAGCAACTCGAAAGAGACGCACAGATGATGCGAGAAGCACTTTCACGCTACTTCGAGGGAGAAACAGCCGAAGAACTATCTATCAATGCCAACGCATACGCTGAAGAGCGTGACCCTGACGAGTATAGGCAGGAGTGGGAACGAGAGCAGGACTATGAGCGTGCTCTTCGTGAGAACGAAGAACTCCGTGACCGTATGCTCGAAATGGAAATCGACAAGCGTATGGAAGAGGGGCTTCGTGAAGTGAAGGAAATCGACCCTAACATAAAGTCGCTCGACGAACTTGGCGAGTCATTTATCCATATGATTGCGGCAGGGCTGACCACCAAAGAGGCGTATTACGCCACACTCGCTATGAAAAATAACGAGAAGGTGTACGCACCTGACCCTATCGGACGGGTATCTGACAACCGTGTTGAGCGTGATTACTACACTTCCGAGGAACTCGACAATCTGACCGACGAAGAACTTGATGCCAATTGGGACAAGGTAATGCGGTCAATGGACTTACTCTCGAAGAACAAGTAATTCAAGAAAGGAACAACACAAATGGCATACGATAATTTCAAAGCGAAAATTTGGTCGAAGGCAATCGACAAAGAACTCGAAAGAGCATTTGTATTCGCTGACGGCACAAATCAGCAGTACAGCGGCGAAATCAAGGGACTCGGCGACACCGTAAGAATCCTCGGTGTAGGCAAGCCGACAATCACAGAACATTCGCTGATTGACGGAGACATTCTGCTCTCCACACCCGAAAAGGTTTCCGACACAAGCGTATCGCTCGTAGTCGATAAGGCGGCTTACTTCAACTACGCAGTAGGCGACATCGACAAGGCGCAGGGCGCAGGCAAAGTCCTCGCAGTCCTCAACGAAGAGGCTTCGCAGGAAGTTGCTAACAAGATTGACCTTCACATCGCCAATCTCGTTCACCCTGATAGCGGTAACGTAGGACTTCAGATGTTCACAAAGACGCAGATTTCCAACGCTAACGTAATGGGAACACTCGACGCTTGTCAGGCTATGCTCTACGCTAACGACGTATCTCCTGCTACAGAAGTTGAAATGATACTTCCACCGTGGCTCTATATGCTGTTTAGGCAGGCATATCAGAACAAAGATACCGACAACAGCGAGTATCTGACAAACGGCAAGGTTGCCAAGTACGGCAATATGACAATCAAAATGTCCAACAATGTCGCTATGAAGAACGACGGTACTCGTGATGTGTACTACGTTCAGATTAGAACAAAGAGGGCAATCGCATATGCTTCAAGCGAGGCTCACACAGAGGCTTACAGACCTGAAAGTTCATTCAGCGATGCAGTCAAGGGCTTCAAACTCTACGGTGCGAAGATTGTCAGACCTAAAGAACTCATCGTTCTTCCGTGCTACGCATAATTGCATGGGCGCAAGTTATCACTAATCAACCACAAAGGAGAATAGATATATGGCTATCGACGTAACAAGAGGTGCAACCGCAGGAGCGGCACAGTACCCTATCCTTGAACTCAACAAAGCAAAGGACGTAATTGCTATTTCCAAGTCTGCGGCTTTCAATCTTGAACTGACGGGCGGTGACTACAAGACAGTTATCATTATGTCGGGTACAAGCGGCAAGACAGTTACATTCGCTATCGGCGATGGTATTCAGGGCGCAGGCGACGACCTCGTTGTAACACTCGGCTCAAACCCTATGGCTATCTGCCTTGACAGCGGTTATTTCAAGAGCGTGAGCGGTGCGGCAAAGGATTGTGTAACAATCACACCTAATGCGGCAACATCTTTCACAATCGTAGAACTCCCACAGTAAGGGAACACAGAGGGGCGTTTAATGCGCCCCTCGTTTTAGAGCCTCTTAATGGCATACAGCACGGTCGGGTCGTGCGAGGCTGAAAGGAGAAACAATGGCAACAACTTGGGCAGATTTAAGAGCGGAACTCGTTGACCTCGGCTTCGAGGAAGATGAGATAACAAGTGAATACGGAAGGCTCATGCGCAATTCGGTCAACCGTGCGCTCGATGTTGTCTATAACATCGTTGTTCCGCAGATAGAAAGTTATTACAAACTCACAGAGTCGTGGGGCTATGAGGGCGACGACGGCGAGTGGGTACTTCCAAAGCCGAAGCATATAACGGAGAACACAGAGGACACGCAGAGGATTAACATAGCGGATAACCTCTATCCGTTGATACCGCTTCTTGCGGCGCACTATATATGGCTTGACGACGACGTTACAAAAGCAACGCTTTATTGGAACGAGTACGACCAACTTAAAGACCAAATAATCATGGTATGCAGACAGCCTCGAAACGCACAAATCGAAGGCGGGATAAGGTGGTATTAAATGGCACAGATACAAGTACCTGACGCACCAAGAGAATACGCAACACATTATCAGGAACTTCTCGGCGTAGATTATCAGGCTGACCAAACGCAAGTAGACCGCAGAAGAAGCCCTAATATGGTCAACATGATTTCAGATTTTGGTGGCAATCCCGTAAAACGTGACGGCTACAGAAAAGTCGGACTTGGCTATGAAGCACTCGTCATGGTTGACGGCATCATGTACGGCATCTACGTGACCGATTTGGTGTTCTCGGTGTCTGAACTCTCGCTTGATGGCTACGAGTTTAGGGAAGATGCCTACTATACGCAGGCACTCACCGCAGGCAAAGTCGGCGATGTGTTTGCCTATCAGCAGTATATATTCGCGGTTGCGCAGTACGGCATCATACGTTTTGACACGATAGAAAAGACCTTCAAGTGGGTTGGTGTCGGCGGAAACATGATGTCGCAGGGCGCAGTTGGAGAAAGTGCGCCTATCTGCGAGGACAATATTCCTGACACGATAATTGCATTGAAGCCTGACGGCACAGGCGGCGTAACGCTCGACGATAAAAAC